TTAACCGCTAAAGAAAAAGAAATTGACGGTCAAAAGAAAACTAAACCTGAAGATATATTTACACTCTTTGAGTGTCATACAAATTTGGACCTGGAAGGCTTCGAAGACCTTAATCCACAAACTGGAGAACCGACAGGTATCAAAATGCCCTATATCGTTACAATCGATTCGGGTAGCCGCTCAGTTCTTTCGATAAGAAGGAACTATGCGCCCAACGATCCAACCAAAAAGAAAATCCAATATTTCGTCCATTTCAAATTTCTGCCTGGACTTGGATTTTATGGTTTCGGATTAATACATATGATTGGCGGATTGAGTCGTACCGCAACGGTCGCTCTCCGCCAATTATTGGATGCTGGTACTTTATCTAATTTACCAGCTGGATTTAAAATGAGAGGTATTCGAATACGAGACGATGCTTCTCCTCTTCAACCAGGAGAATGGAGAGACGTTGATGCTCCTGGTGGAACTTTAAAAGATTCATTTATGAACCTGCCTTACAAAGAACCTTCACCGGTTCTTATGCAATTGATGGGAACAGTTGTAGCAGCAGGACAACGATTTGCATCTATCGCCGACATGCAAGTGGGCGATGGAAATCAACAAGCACCTGTTGGAACAACAGTAGCTTTATTGGAACGCGGCTCAAGAGTTATGTCTGCTATTCACAAAAGAGTGTATGCAGCGCTTAAAGACGAGTTCGCATTACTTGCAAAAATTTTTGGTCAATATCTACCACCTGAATATCCTTATGATGTTGTGGGTGCACAGAGAACGATCAAAGCAGCCGATTTTGACGAGAGGATAGATATTCTACCTGTTGCTGATCCGAATATATTTTCGCAGACGCAACGAATAAGTATAGCTCAAACTGAATTACAGTTAGCTATGTCAAACCCAAAAATGCATAACTTATACGAATGTTATCGTTCTATGTATGTAGCATTAGGAATAAAGGACGTTGATAAAGTTCTACCTCCTCCTGTTCCCCCTGCACCAAAAGATCCTGCGTTAGAGCATATTGATGCAATGGCACAGAAACCTTTTCAGGCGTATCAGGGGCAAGACCATCAAGCGCATGTCACAGCACATTTGCACTTTATGGCTTTGAACATGGTTCGAAATAATCCACTCGTCATGGCGGCAATTGAAAAGAATATTCTAGAACATATTTCTTTAATGGCTGCTGAACAGATTCAAATGGAATTTCCAGAGGAAATGAAACAGTTACAACAACTACAACAAGCGGCGGGGCAAACACCGCAAACGCCGAATAATCCGCAATCACAACAGATCCAAATGCAGATGCAACAAATTCAGCAAAAGATGGAGGCAAGAAAAGCACAATTGATTGCTGAAATTAGTGAGGACTTCATGAAGGAAGAAAAGAAAATTACTTCTCAATTTGATCATGATCCATTACTTAAATTGAAATCTAGAGAAGTAGATTTAAAAGCTATGGATACACAACGAAAAGACGAAGAAATGGACCAACGTAAGAATGTAGAACGAGCTAAACTTCTTTCCCGTGAAGGTATTGAAGAAGATAAGCTTGAACAAAATGAAGATTTAGCTATACTACGAGCCAAAACATCTATGGCTAAGCAAGAAATGACTGATGAAACTAAATTAGATGTCGCACGAATGAAAGCCAAAGATGTTCGTACATTAAAAGAACCTAGGAGGTAAAATGGCACACAAAGATAGTAAAGAACCATTCTACAAAGGAGTTGACCAGAAACAATTCATCAATAAAGATGGATACCTAAAAGGTGGTGTTCCGGTTAAAATTCCTGAAGAGATACCAACAGTTAATTCTGTAGGTGGCCAACGTAGAATGTTAAAAGAAAAAAAATCTAAAGTAGAGTGGTGGTAAAATTGCGCGCGCTGCGCGTATATCCTACTTTTTAAAGGATTATTATGTGGTTTAGTCTAGCAAGATTGGCCCTGAAAACAGGGGGCCATATATATCAAAACAGACAAAAGACAAAAGCTGCAATGTCTGATGCTGCTTTATTTCATGCTGAGCGTATGGCGCGAGGCGAGGAGTCTTACCAAGGCAAGCTTTTAGAAGCGCGGCAAGCAGATTATAAGGACGAAATCGTCCTCATAATTATTTCGGCGCCCATAGTTGTCCTTGCATGGGGAATTTTTAGTAATGATCCGGAAATGATGGATAAGATTGATCTTTTTTTTCATCATTTTGGGGCCCTACCGATATGGTTCCAGACTTTGTGGATTACCGTGGTCGCGAGCATTTTTGGTATTAAAGGAACTCAGATCTTTAGGAATGGCGGATCTAGTAAAAAGAAGTAGTTGCCTTCCCAATTTAAATAATATAGGAGTTAAATTATGAGAAACGATTTTGGAACCAGAAGTAACGTTCGATTTCCTTATGCTAAAAGAGCTAAGAAATCGACTGGTGGTAAAAGTCAAGGCTACGACGCTAGACTTGATGAATCACTAGGAGCACGTGATGGCAAAAAATCCCAAAGCTTTGCATCTCGAAGAGCTGAAAGCAAAGGGATGGAAAAAGCATCGGGTAAAAAAGCTTATTCTGCTGTCTCAACAATGGATAAAGCATAATGGCTGATTACATTACTAAGAAGCAAAAAGTAAAGACTTATAGAGGTATTTCTAAAAAGGAAAAAAAGGAAAAATCTAAAAGTTATATTACTAAAAAGAAAAAACCGGTTGAAGTAATTGATACACGGGTTGAGTTCGCACACGGTTCAAGACCTAAAGGTGGCTGGGATAGCTAATGTCTAATCTAGAAGATCAGAAAAAACTTACTGACGGCAAAGGTTGGAAAGAAGTTCTTGTTGAACATGCTAAAGACAGAATAGAACAAGCTAAAACTCACGTTGAAAATATAATAGGTGGAATCAAAGCGACTCCTTCTATACTCAAGAAAACTTTTAAGAAAAAAGACTAATGCCAGGTGTAGAGATTAAAGGCAGAAGTAAAATAGCGAACTATCGTCATGGTGGTCGAGTAGATTTTAAAACTGGATCAGACGACAAATGGATTCAAAAAGCAATTAATCCTAAACATAAAGGATATTGCACACCTATAACTAAAAAAACGTGTACCCCTCACCGTAAAGCTTTAGCATTGAGATTTAAAAAAGGTGGAGATTTACATAAAGGATAAGTGGAAGATCTACAATTAGTATTACAGCTAAGAACTCAGATAAAAAATAGTTTATCTGCATTGTCCATCACCGTCACATCGGGCGGGGTTGACAATTTTGAAACCTATAAGTATATGTTAGGACAAATAAACGCTTACGAAGCAATTTTACAGGAAATATCTAACCTGCTTGAAACGAAGGAGCAACATGAAAAACACACAGGAAACATCGTCGATCTCAAAAAGTCCAAGTAAATTAGCACTCGAAGAAAAATACCAAGCAGAACAAAATAAAATGCCTGTTCCAACAGGTTGGAGAATTTTAGTCTTGCCCTTTAAAGGGAAGAAGAAAACCAAAGGAGGAATTTTATATTCCGATGAGCAAATCGATAGACAACAACTTGCCACAGTGTGTGGCAATGTTTTGGCAGTCGGTCCTCAGGCTTATACGGGAGAAAAATTCCCCGACGGTCCATGGTGCAAAGTGGGAGATTGGGTAATCTTTGCCCGCTATGCAGGATCTCGATTTAAAATCGAGGGAGGAGAAGTAAGATTACTAAACGATGATGAAATCATCGCAACAATTAATGACCCGGAGGACATTGTCCACGAGTTTTAACATAGAATAGGAGAAACTATGCCAATAGAAGAAGTAAAAAAAGTGGAAGAAAAGGAAGAAGTTAAGACTGTTCCGATTGATACGACTGGTCCTGATGTAGAAGTTGATTTACCGGATGAAACCGTTAAAGAAACTCCAAAGGAAGAAGTTAAAGAGGAACAAATAACGGTAGAAGAAGTAAAAGAAGAACCCGTAGAAGAAAAGAAAGATGATAAAATTGAAGAATATAGTGAAGCTGTTAATAAACGAATCGCTAAACTAACTCGAAGATACAGAGAATCAGAACGCAGAGAAAAAGCTGCCCTTGATTATGCAGCCGGTGCTAAGAGAGAAGTTGAAATCACGAGAGATCAATTTCAAACAACCGAAGAAAAATACGACAAAGCTTTCTCTGAAAAAGTTAAAGAAAGTATGACTTCAGCACAAGGAGAACTAGCCTCGGCTATTGAAGCAGGGGACGCTCAAAAACAAGTTGCAGCGAATAGAAAAATTGCTGCGTTGTCTATTGAGGAAGCTAGATTAAGTGCTGCTGAAAAATACCGTTCTGAAACAAAACCAAAGGTCCCTGATGAACAGGACCATTTGCGTTATAGGGAAACCCCGCAGGCGCTTCCTAAAGAAACGCCTCCAGATCCTGAAGCAGAAGCATGGGCTAGTAAAAATGAATGGTTCGGAAAAGATCGAGCTATGACGTTTACAGCTTTTGAAATTCATAAGGATCTAGTTGAAAAAGAAGGGTTTGATCCTAAATCAAATGAATATTATGCGGAGATCGATAAAAGAATAAAAGTTGACTTTCCCCATAAATTTGCTAAAGGTGGTAGTGTAGAAACGGCTAGACCGACACAGATCGTTGCTTCAGCGACGCAATCAGCTCAACGAAGCATAAAACCTGGCCGCAAAACTGTGAAGCTCACGCCTTCACAGGTTACAATAGCTAAAAAATTAAACGTGCCACTCGAAGATTATGCGAAACAATTACACATGAAGGAGGTATAAGCATATGGAAAAAGAAACCAAGAAAACCCCTCGTGCTCAGCAAGTCAGGTCTGAATCTGAAAGACCAAAGACTTGGGTGAATTCATCTCACTTAGATGCACCAGAATGTCCACCTGGTTTACGACAACGATGGATTCGTTATGAAACGATGGGAGTAGATGATGTTAAAAACATTACCTCTCAACTTAGGCAAGGATGGGAACTCGTAAGAGCTGACGCCTATCCAGACACTAATTATCCAGCAATCGAAACAGGGAGATATAAAGGGTTCATAGGAGTAGGTGGTCTAGTGTTGGCTAGAATACCGGAGGAGATCGCTAAACAACGCGATGCGCATTATAATAAACTCGCACGCGATAAAAACGAAGCAGTTGAAAACGAACCTCTAAAGGATCAACATCCGAGTATGCCAATGAGTTCTCATAGGCGTACTTCGTATAGTTTCGGTGGTGCAAAAAAGAACGATTAATTTTTTAGTCAATCTTTTAAAATTAAATTTCACTATCGGATTTTTTTAACCGTTTACAGGGTGACCTGTAAACAACTAGGAATAGGGAAACTTATGGCAAATAGACAAACTCAAGGATCCGGACTTACACCTACGAATACGTTGGGGAATACTCCATCGACTCAAGGTCAGTCCAAATATGAGATTAAAGCTACTTATGGTACAGCTATTTACAACGGTGCACCTGTCAAACTAACACGGAGTTTATCTGTGGGTACGGGCGGATATTTATTAGACGCTTGTGCTGGAACTACTAGTGCTTTTATTGGAGTTTTCAATGGTTGCTTCTACAACGCAGCAACTACTTTGAAACCCACTTGGAGTAATTATTATCCAGCTACGACAACACCAGCAAATAGTGAAAACATAACAGCTTTTGTTAATGACAACCCATTCCAGGAATATCAGATCGCTATGGATGAGCTTTTAGACAATACCACAATAGCAGGTATTGCTAGCACATGGGGAAATGTTGTTGATACAACTGCGAACGCAGGTTCGACAGTCAACGGCAGATCTACGATTGCAGCAGACCAAAGTGGTTTAGCTGTAACAGGCTTAAACTGGACAGTTTTACGTTCAGCAGAAGATCCTGATAATAACGACTTCGCAGCAGGGTACGCGAATGTTATAGTTGTAGCCAACTGTAAATATTCTCAACTTGTTGTCGGGGTATAATAGGAGCATATAAAACATGGCAATATCACGAGCACAGCTAGTTAAAGAACTAGAACCAGGTTTGAATGCACTATTCGGCCTGGAATACAAACGTTATGAAAACGAAGCAGCTCAGATATTCGACAACGAATCATCTGACAGAGCTTTTGAAGAAGAAGTTATGTTATCTGGTTTCGGTACTGCTGATGTAAAACCTGAAGGTAGCGGCGTTCAATACGACGATGCTCAAGAAACTTACACAGCTAGATACACAATGGAAACAGTAGCATTAGCTTTCGCTTTAACGGAAGAAGCTATCGAAGATAATCTCTACGACAGAATCTCTTCTCGTTATACAAAAGCACTAGCTCGTTCAATGGCAACATCTAAGCAAGTGAAAGGCGCAAACGTCCTAATCAATGCATTCGCAACTGCGGGTACAGGTTATGATGGCGGCGATGGCGTAGCTTTAGTTAGCAACGCTCACCCAACACTTAATGGTAATCAGTCTAACAGACCGACTACTTATGCTGACTTGTCTGAAACATCTCTGGAACAAGCGTTAATTGATATCGCTGGTTACCAAGATGAAAGAGGACTTAAAATTGCAGCTCAAGGAGTTGGAATTTACTGCTACAAGGATTTTAAAATCCCAAGGTAGAGTTGGTACAGCTGACAATGACATCAATGCACTTAAATCAATGGGAATGGTTCCACAAGGTTACACTGTGAACCACTACTTAACTGATACTAATGCATGGTTCATTAAAACTGATGTTCCAAATGGAATGAAACACTTCGTTAGAGCACCTCTAAAAACAGCTATGGAAGGCGACTTCGATACTGGAAATGTTAGATACAAAGCAAGAGAAAGATACAGCTTCGGCTGGTCTGACTGGCGTGGAGTATACGGCAATTCAGGTGCTTAATAACTAAGCATTAACAAAAAATAAAATTAAGGGGCGGCTTTCGA